AGCAGTCAAATCCTGCACATCAATCAATCCTAGAAAGTCGTCCACCTCCATGTCAAAGGTCATGCCTTGCTTTTTGCAGCCCTCCTGCACAAAGTAGAATAGCAGCTCAGGCATCAGGGTGACATCCTCGCTGTCGATGTTTGCCACCTTGTGTCCAGTCGCTTGCTCAAAGCTGCGCCAGGCGCGCATGTTAGCTTTGACTGGAAATGTCCGTCCGTCTAGGGTAATGGTCATGCGCTAGGAACAAATGTTGGATCAGTGACGCACTCAAAAGTAGCAGTGTAAGACGCGTTGTCTTCAGTGCCTGCGCTCAGCTCCAAGCTAGTGCAGTAGGCTTTAAAGTCGATGTCCATGTCGTCGGTAATCTCAGCCTCTGCCTGATTAAATGACGCAATGGTGATGTCGAGCTTTTGCCCTGCTTCCATGTCGGCAAACAATTCTTCATAGCCGTTCGTAGCGTCGGCTGCATAGAATGCTGTCATGGTCACGCTCAAGGTCTTAAGCCCTGGCAAAATTGCGCGGTATCCGCCGTTGTCTTTTGTTGTGGTGTCGCGTGTCTCAGTGCTGAAAGACACAGACAAATCTGTGAGATGGTCGACCAGTACTGGTGTTGCACTCTCGTTTGCGAACGCAACTCTCAACTGAGAGCCGTTCATTATTCCTGCTGTTGCTGCCATTATTTCTTATTGTTGGGTTTGATGCGATCTGCGATAATCATATTAATCAGACTGTCCAAATATCCAAATATCTGGTTGTCTTTTTGTGTGGGTGTCAGGTTAATTACAACCTTCACGAATGCCATGAGGGCGATGACTAGCTCGCCCCAGTTATTTAGTAGAAAGTCGTTCATGTGATGCTGTAGTATGTCATGATGTTTGCCTCAATGCTTGTTCTATTAACGCTCTGGTCGCTGCCGTAAACAATAAGCTCCTGCAGCTTGCCGGCAAAGAAATCGCTGCCGCTTCCTCCTATTGTTGCACCTGCACTGATGCCTGAACCTAGTGACATTGCAGCTCCGACTTGCGTTCCATTTAAAAAAGCTCGCGCGTCGCCTTGCGTGCTGCCTGCAATTATGCTGTGCAAATTTTGTGCAGTGTCTGCTGCTGCGTTGCGATTGACATCCGTGTAACTGTATTGGAAAGTGTTACCCGCAATAACTGGCGCATAAAACCGGTTAGGAAAACCGCTAATTTGAATGACACGTTGAATGTCCTCGGTGTCATTTAATTTAAAGACATTGAAAACGCTGCAACTTGCAATATTTAGACCAGTGTTGTCAAATGGCAACGCGTCGCTTGTACCGTCAAAACGTAAAGCCACACGCCCGTCTATTTTATTAGCTAGGCCAGTGCCTTCTGTTGCAATAGGCCTGTCATCTGAATCGCTTTGGGTCGCATTGTTGCCAAGGTATCCCTGATCAAACCAGGTTTTTACGTACGTGTCACGTCCATCTGCAAAACTTTCTAAAGCTGCCACATCAAGGTTGCCATCTGCGTCAAAGCCAATTTCTTTTTCAACTCCAAGACGCACAACCGTAATGGCTGGCCCTGTGTAATTTGACCGCAGACGCCTTAAACTGTACGCTGCATGCACGTTGCTGTACACGTCAAGCAACAAAGGCACAGGCGTCAACCGCGCAGTGTAATCCTGGACGCTGATAAACAGGTTGCGCTCAGCGCTCACCTCCGTCACTTCGTTTGTGTACTTAATAGACTGAACCGTCACAGTGTCAAGCACTTTCTTGCTTTGCCGCGACAACGCCGCCCGCACCTTGTCTGCAAGGTCGTTGGCTGCTGCGTACGTGTCCGCTACGCTAAACACCTCCAGCTGCGCCTCATCTACTGGCGCGCTTTCCTTTGTGTCTACGGGCGTGTTGGACACAACGCTGTAAACCACGTAAGGCGTGGCTGCGCCCTCTTCGGCCAGCTCTGGATATATGCGCGTGCCGACCAACGCGGCCACCGCGCTGTCGTCCTTTAGCATGCTGTAAATGGCGGCTCCTACCTTCATTTCATAAAGCGTTCAAATTCTTGTCGCAGCAGGCGGTTGCGCAGCTGCTTCATGCGGTTGCTTGTCGCCTTCTGTGTGCGAGAAAACAAGCCCTTATTGCGTGCTGGGCCAAAGCCGCTGCCATTCTCGACAATGCTGGCAAACCATCCGTTCTGCCTGTTGCGCTTCATGCTGCCACCGCGGCGGCTTGTCTTTGGCCCTGCCAAGGTAATTGCCTTGTTGCTGCGTCGAAAGGTCTTAATGCTGCGCCGCAATGTGCCTGGCCGCGTCATGGTACGCACGTTTTTGCGCACGCCGTCTTTGCTGCCTCGGTTACGCCCTGGGCCTGTGCCCTTGTTGTAGACGTAGATGTCGTCTTTGGCGTCCTTGATGTTAGCACGCAGCGCGACGTTGTACACCTCCGCCACGCGTTCGTCGATGTCGCGCAGCTTCTGTGCGTCGTTCTCGCTCCACTTGACCAGGCGCGCAATCTTGCGCTCCAGCTCTTTCATGCCGTCTACCTTAATCGCTGCCATCACTCAGAAACTACGCGTTCGGTAATAAAGTGCAGCTCATTCTTGCGGCCCACCTCCTGCACAGCTAGGATGTTGTAGATATCGCCGCCGTAGCTGATGCGGTATTTTGGTGTGACAGCTCGCGTCTGTGTGCTGCTGCGCACGCGCCACGTCACGCGGTTTGTGCTTGTCTCCTGCTCTTCTAGGACGGCGCTGCTGGCGCTCTTGTTGTCCAGCGCAGCCCACACCGTCACATAGGTAGACCATGACGGCACAGTCTGGCCGTACACGTCCGCAGTGCGCGAGGCGCTCTGGATAATAATGCGTCTATCTAGAAACCCGATGTTCACTGCCTGTTGTCAATGATGCGTTCAACACTGAGCAGCGACTCCACTGCAATGGGCACCTGCACAGGCGTTGTGCCCGTCACTACAGCGCGCCTGTTCTCGTACCAATGAGCTACCAGCATCTTTACAGCCTGCTTGACGTTGGCTGTCTCAGCAACACCCACAGCAGCCGTTACCTGTACAGGGTGCGCGTTGTATGTCTCCAAGTCTGGCGTGTCGTGGAAGTAGATCAGCATGCCGCCATCTGTTGCCGCCGTTGTATAGTACTTGCTGGCTGCCAGCGTCTGCTCTGCGCCAGCCGTGTCGTTGTACTTCACGTGTGTAATGGCTGTGACCGGCCCGTATGCCAGCGCTGCGTTGCGCCACCGCTCCAGATGAAAAACTGCAGAGCCGCCCGCTGTAAAGCTGCGGTTGCAGTAGTCCTCAACCCATGCCACTGCCGCGTCCATCAACGCCGTAATTGTAGTGTCCTCGTCGCTTGAGTCGACGCGCAGAAATTCCTTGACATTTGTCAATGAAACAACTCCTGTGCCTGATGTGTGTGCTGGACGTACTACGTGCATGGTAATGTAAAAAAAAGGAAGCCCAGCCCATTGCCAGGCTTCCCGTGTTAGTCAATTATTAGGCTTGAGCCTTAAAGTCCTTCGTGTATGCAATCGCACCTGCCTGACGGATTTCAGCGTCAAAGAAACGATTCACGTGCAAAGCAATTTGCGCTGTTCCTGCGTTGCTGAACGGATCAACCAAGATGTCAATAGAACCAAAGTAGGCCAGGATCATGCCAAGGCTGAAGTCGCCGAACGCCATTGTGCCCAAACCGTCGCCGCCTGCATCAGCGTCAACCAGTTGTGGCGTGTAGTGCGTTTCATAACCGTCCAGACGGTTTTCGTTAATCAACGCCCGCACCGAAGATACGGCAGTTGCGCTTTTCAGGTGAACCATGCCAGTAGGCCCAACGACGTACTTGCACCGCGACAAATCGCCGCCCGCCTCAAGCACAGCCTTTTGCATGTTAAACACGTCGGCAGCAGTCAAGGCTGCGTCAGCTTTGTCTACAATTGTTCCAGCCGATGCCGCAACTTTTGCAAACACTTCTGCATCAATTTTTTCATTTACGCCCGCAATCAATTCACGTGCGATTTCAGCGTCGACGGCTGCACCGCCCTGTAAAATCAATTGCTTGGAATGCAAAGTTTTGTTGGCTACGCGGCGCGGTGTCAAAGTAACTTGATCAAGGTCTAGCGTGCTGTTGTCAGCCGTTCCAATCTCAGAATTTGTAAAACCTTTGGCCTTTACAGAAACACGTGGGAACTGCAAATTGCCTGTCGCGTTGTTAATTGTGGTGACGCCGACGCGCTCTGCCATTGTAGGCGTGCGCAAGCTTTGAATCAATCCAGGCACCTCGGTGGCAACATAGCCAGAACCCGCACCCGTTGTGGCGCTAAAGTTGTCGGCGTCGCCCAATCCACGCGTCAAGGCGTGACCTGGGATGCCAATTTGACCAGACATTTGCAAGCCTCGGCTTTGCATCTCCTTCGAGCTCTCTTGCGCCCACTCAGCTTCTGCGCCTTCGAGTGCCTTGCCAAAGCTGGCAGCTTCGACAGCACGGCTGAGGCTGAAAGAGCGATTAATTTTGTTGACCTCCTTGGCCTCGGACACTGACGTGCCACCCATCTGGGCCTGACGTGCGATCATGTCTTCGTGTGCCTGGCGGCGGTCAATCTTTCCGTCGAGGCGCTCGACCTCGCGCTTGCAAAGGTCAGCCTCTTCTTGTTCGTTGTTAGTCCAGTCGCGGTTTTCGGTTTCTGCGACATTCACCAACTCTTCAAAGCGATCTGCGTGCTTGCCGCGTGTCGCCTTCATCTCATTGAGATTCATAGTTTCAAATGTTTGTTTTTCAATAACTGTTGTATCTGTGTCGGCCTCTGCTACTGCAATGGCTTCGTCTAGCTCAAGCTGTTGGTCACGCGCCTGCACCGTGGCGGCTGCGTATGCTGGATAGGTCACAGGTGACACGTCCAACAACTGCCGCACCTTATCTACGCTGCGCACGGTGCGCTCTTCGTTCCAGCTCTGGTCTTTGATTGTAAAAGCAAAGCTGCTCTGGCTGATGTCACCGCGTTTGACGCTCTCGTAGAAGTCTTTGGCATACTGTTGCGCGCCTAGCTTAACGCGGTACTTCAGCCCGCGCTCGTCTGTGCTCAACTCTAGTGTGCCGTTCTCGGTACGTCCGAGAATCAAATTAGGATCGTGGTTAATCAGCGCGCGCACGTCGTTGGTCATTACGTCGTCAAATGCGCCAGGCTTAATTACCTCACGGAAGTGCCCAAGGTCTGTCTCGCTGTTAAACACAGCGGCATAGCCTTCTAGCACCATGTCGTCACTGTCAGCCTCGCGCACCTCAATGGTGCCCATCGTCCGTTTCTCAGCGTCTTTATACTGTTGGTTGTCCTCCATCGTTGCTTACTTTGTCGCTGTACTCGCCAAGGCGATCAAGCGCGATTTGATTAATTTGCACTGTGTGCACGTCGCCGCCCTCCACAGGATTCATCTGCTCCTTGGCTCTCACCTCATTGATTGAGACAACGCCACTAGACAGCATCTGCTGATAAAAATTGGTGCGCGTAGCAAGGTCGCCGCGGTACAGGTCATTCATGTTAAACCTGCTGTACAGCTCTGGCCGCTCGAATGACTGAATTAGCTTGCGGTCAATCTCTTGCTCAATGCGCTTCGCCCACGGTGCAATTGTGTGACGTGCGAACTGCAGGTTCTGCTGCTCCACGTTGTTAAACGTAGTCTGCGAAGGCAGCTGCACCAGCGAGGTGGGCACGCTGTAGATGCGGCAAATCTCCTCGGCCTGAAATTTGCGCGTCTCAATAAACTGCGCCTCGTCTGGCGTAATGGTGATGCGCTGGTATTTGAAGCCAAAAGGAAGCAGCTTGGTGCCCGCGTTCATGGCGCTCTGGTTCCAGCTGTTCTGGATCACGTCCATCTGCTCCTTGCGCAGTGGCTGGTCAGATGCCAACACGCCAGTCATTTGGCCCTTCTGCCCGAAGTACTCGCTGCCAAAATCCTGCGCCGCCTTGGCCAGGCCCATGTTTTCGCGATGCAAGCGAATCGGGCTCATCTTGTTCATGCAAGAAATCTCCAGCATGTTGTCCTGTGTGACAGCGCCGTAGTCGCGGATGACGTACACGCGCTCACCGTCTACGTCTTTGATATCTACATCGTAGTAGCTAACAGGCACAAGGCGCTCAGCATAGCCTCGTGTGTTCCGCTCAATAATGGCATAGCCGCAGCCGTACATTAGCGCGCTGCTCATCAACGTCTCCCAGAAATCAAACGCGTTCTGGTGCTCGTTAGGCGCTGATGTGATCAGGTCATAGGCAGGGTGCTGATTGGCCACTTCAATGTTGCGGCCGTCGCGCACGTACAGCTCCAGGTCTAGGCTGCTAATCGTGCTCGCAATCTTGTTGATGCAGGCATAGACTGTAGAGATGGCCAGGGCGCTGGTCTCTGTAATGTTGACGCCGCTGCGCACCATAGGATTAATGCCTAGTTCGGCCTCCAATGTCTGGCTGTTAAACTTGCCCACGCGGTAACGGAACAAGGCGCTAAGACGGTCTGTTAGTGTGGCCATTCAGTACAGGTGAAGCGAGAATATAAGCAATCTACGTTACAAATCCAAGACATCAAAAAAGAAGTCTTGCTCGCCTAATGTGTGACAGTATTCGTTCATTGCAATAATGCTGGCGATCACGCCGTCAACTTTCTTGTTTTCCTGCTTCTCCTTAGTTACGCGCTTGTTTTCGTTTACGTCCATGTACACAACAGCGCAGCCCATCTGCCAGCGCATGCATCTGTTTCCGCCGTGTATAATCTGGCCCTTCATTGCGGCCATTTCGAATTCCTTTGTTGGGCCGTTCATGGTTGTAATGTTCTGAGCCATCGGAGACATTTGCACGCCGTCTGCTTCCAGCTCAGCCACAATGTATGTGCTAAACCGCGGATCGTATCCAATGCTGCGCACGTCGTACTTGGCACACTGCGCGTTGATGTACTCCTTTACAATCCTGTAGTCAGTGACGTTGCCTGGTGTCAGGGTAATGTCACCTTCGCGCTCAAAGGCGATGTAGTCAATGCCTGCACTCAGTTTCTTCGTGTGTGCTTTCTCGCTGTTGACAAACTGATGCACAAGCAGATAATAACAATCGTGCTCCACGTCAGCAAAAAGTAACGCGAATGCAGTGAGGTCTTGTGTAGATGCAAGATCCAGACCGCCATAGCAAGGTAGTGTGTGTAGCCTGTCATGTGGTATTGGTTTGTTGCCCTTCATCCAGATGTCGTCTGGTATCCACGCGGTCTCTGCTGATGTCCAAATATTTAGGTGCAAACGTAAGAAACTGTTGACCATGCTAGGGTTGGCCTTTGCATTCTTAACGGCTTGTTCAAAGTAGTCCTGTCGGCAGATACTGCCATAACCTGGATTGGCCTTGCGCCACGTCTCTTCTGCTGTCCAGTCGTCGTCAATGTCTGCGCAGTACAGCACAGGCAAAAAGCTGTCGTCCTCAATGATCCCGTCGCGTACTTTCTCAGCGTACTCGTGCACCTCGTAGCAAATGCTGGCGCGGTCGTGGCCTGCTGTAGTCAGTGCCATGACAAGCGGCTGGCGTCGTGCGCCTGTCGATGTAGTCAGCACATCCCAGAGGTCTCTGTCACTCTGGGTGTGGAGCTCGTCGAAAATGACGCCGTGACAGTTGAGGCCGTGCTTTGTGTACGCCTCTGCGCTGATCGACTTGTACCAGCTAGATTTATAGTGCACTACGTTGCGCAGGACTCGTGCCCTGCTGCGCAGGTGGCGGCTGTTGTTAATCATCTCCTGCGCGATGTTAAAGACGATGTTGGCCTGGCCACGGTCGCCCGCTGCGCTAATCACCTCTGCGCCTGGCTCGCCGTCAGCAAACAGCATGTACAATGCGATGGCCGCGCTTAGGTTAGACTTGCCGTTTTTGCGTGGTATCTCCACGTAGCAGGTGCGGTATCTGCGCGTGCCGTCCTCTTTCTTCCAGCCAAACAGCGGGCGGATGATGTCGTCTTTCTGCCATGACTCAAGCAGGAACGGCTTGCCGCCCAGCTCGCCCTTGACGTGCGTGCAAAAGCGCTCGATAAATTCAACAGCGCGATCCGCTGCTGCGTCGTCGAAGTGATAATCAGCCAAAGTATTTGTCTGCTTCGTCTGCTACTTCTTTGCCCTCGCCAATCCAGTTCTCCAGCCGCGTGATAATAATCTGCTTGCGGTGTCGCGCCTCTTTGAGCTGCTGCCACTCTGGGCGCATGCGGTTCATGACGTCACCGCTCTTGGCCGTCATCGCGTAGCACGTGCCGTGTTCGTCGCAGTAGTCCTGCAAATGTTTCTCTTCAATAATCACGCAAGCCAATGTGTACAGCAGTTGCTGCTGGCCTGGTGTCAAGTCTGCCCGCTTTTCGTATGCGTTGAGCAGGTCGTTGTACTTCTTTGTTTGTTGTGCTGTCATACCCTTCTAGTTTTTAGTGGCCGCATCCTGCGTGTGAT